TTGCCTTGGCATTCAGTGCGGCTATCTCAAGTTGTTGGCGATCAAACTCATCTGCACTTCCCTTGAAATATCCGCTTGTGCCTGCGCCAAGAACAGCCAGGACGATACCCAGCAATACCCATGGATTGAACAGACTCATTCCTTGGCTTCCAGCTTAGGTTCAGGATCATTGTCAACAGCCTCCGCTTTGGCAGTAGCAACAGCAGATGCGGCAGCAATTACCTTGCGTCCAGCCACGCCACCAAGTACACCAGTACACAGCAACATGATGTCATTGATCATCTTGGTGTACACCTTGTCAATGGGAGCCATGCCACTCATAGGCTGAGTCACCCATGTCACCGAATAGATAAAGCTAAAGCACGAGCCAAGCAGGATGATGGAGATCACAAAGATGACCCATGCCCACACACGAACTTCAATCTCGTCAGGACTCAGGCGTGGCTTTACAGGTTTGTATCCGATGGTTGTCATTTCTTCTCCTTTTCGATGGCTGTTAGTTGGTCAGGACATGTGCCAGTGGCAGTGCATACTGGAGGTTTGCATTCTGCATTCTCCCAATTCTTTGGGTCTTGGCATGGATAACGGAAGCGGTCTTCACAACCTGTCAGCAGAACCAACAGTATTGACAAACCCCAAATGCAGTAGATGTTCATTTCTCTTTTTCCCTTTGCTTTTGTTCAACCTGTCTTCTTAACTTTTCAACCTTCTCAATCTGTTGCTTGACCTCGTGCTTTGTCTCAAGCAAGTCCATCAGGATAATACCCATGATCGGCAACAAGAATACGACAAGAACACAAGCTGCGATCCATCCCATCACGCTCTCCCAATCTTGCTGATGAGTCCGATTAGCATCCAAAGATACAGGAGGAACAGGAAAGCTGCCAACAGGTATGCTTGTTTTTCTAGCAGGAGTCGTTCTCTTTCCTTTCGTTGCCATGCTTCTGCATCCCGCTTCTTCCTTGCCTTCTCTTGTTCACCAGCAATGATGTCCCTCATGCTGAACACCTCTGAATACAAAGCGCCCATTTCGGGAGGCGACTGGTAGACCATGCACTCTCTGATCTGAACAACCAACCTTTCCATCTCTTGTTGCGCCAGCACTCTGTTGAGTGCTTCTTCCATCAGGTTCACATCATCAGAGAAAACAACAGTCCTAGCCTTCTCTTCTGATTCCCTGATGTGCGTTTCTAATTGCTCCTGTAACTTGAAAAATTCAGTTAAGTTTTTGACAATGTCAGCTTTGACTTGAGTCTCGTCAACAGCAACATAGTCTGCTTTCTTACTCTTGGCAGTAGGCTTTGCAGTTTGACTCTTAGGCTTGCCACCAAAGAACCCAACAAGCGTTCCCCAAATTCCCTTGACCTCTTTGCCAATGGCAACAACTTCATCAGCAGTGCGCTTGATCTCAACAAAAGATTCTTTAGCTTGCTTGTAAAGCTCGCACCCAGCTTGGATCTGTTTAACCAAGCCTGCTGCAAGTAGGCAGATGCTGATCGGATCAATTTATAGCCCCAGCAATTTCTTGACAAACTCGCCAGCAACACCTGGTCCAAACAATACGCACACCATGACTGCATACAACAAATATTCAATCTTGGTCATGCGCTTGTCACCCTCACGCAATGACTTGTTTATGCTCTCGTAACGCTGTGCGCAGATTGCCTCATGCACAGCAAAGTTCTTTTCAAGATCACTCATGATTCATCCGCTGGTTCTGGTGTGTTGCCATCTGCAAGCCATGCTTGAAACTCAGGATAGTCTGATGTGCAAGTCAGACGGCATAAGCCATCGTCATCAATGCGAGCGTAGATTTGTGGTTCGCCGTCAACGGCGGGTAAGCATTTGAAAATCATAGTTCAGCACTCCATCCAAGATATGCACCCGTTGTTGTGCTTCTAGCAAACACTCCTTGGCCTGTTGTTAAACCAGAAGCTACTGTAAACCGAAATGAAGCACCCCATTGCGTATTGATTATGTTAGAAGGCACAGCAGAGCAAGTAACACTGCCAGTTGACGTCAGAACAGCATAATTTGCTGCGGTACCAGTTTGCTCTAACGCAGATGGCTCATCACGCATCGTAACTGGAAAAGAAAGAAAATAATCAGCAACAGTTGTAGAATTTACAAAGCCAGTACCAAATACTCTTGACGATCCTGCGGCAGTAATCCTGTAATAATACCTCTGACACAAAGCCAACTCAGTCCCATAAGGTCTGTAATCAAAGCTCGTTGCTGTTGAGCCTTTCTCAAGCTGGACACCTGTGATGTAGAAGGTGGCGCCGTTTGTGCCGACTACGCTGGTTGCGCCTGTGGCTGAAACGTAGTTTGCGCCAGCCCATGCACCAGCAGTGCCACTGTAAGTAGTACCAACACCAATACCAAAAGCAAGTTGCAAACCAGCACCGTTTGTTGTAAGCCATGTGCCGCTTGTGTCACCAGCAATAGTGATGGATTTTTGCTCCCAAGTATTTGCAGCACTGATGGTGTAAGTAAATGGGTAAGACCTATTGCCAGCACCATTTCGTACTGCGCCACCAAAAGTTCCAGTCAGTGAACTACGCACCCAAAAAGATAAAGTGACAGTTGCCGCAGATGCAGTACCCCAAGCCAAATCTGCTACGTTATAGCCTTCAATTTTTTGCCCAAGGTAAAAATAATCCCCAGACAGAACAGAATATGCAGATAAAGATGTTGCGCCAAGGTAGTCAGTAAAACCTACTGGTGCAGAAACGCCTGTAATTGTTTGCTCAACGGAAAATTTGCTTGCCTGAGTAATATCCGCAAACCAACGGTCTAACGTATAGGTTATTGCGGCGAGGTTCGTAATAGTAACACTCGCCCCCGCATTTTTCTGGTCAATAACCATTGCGCCGTTGATGATGCGGTTCTTGAACCCAAAGCCAGTAGCCGATGTCGCCTGAGTAGACCCATCGTTAAAGACTAAGCCTGATGTGCCGTTGATTGTGACTGACATGGTTTATTCCTTTGGATATTTGGTTTTGACTGCTTGGACTTTTGCAAGCATCTCAGCGGCGGCATCTCCACCCTTCCACAAGGCATCAAGCTGGTCACCTATTGGAGGATACTCAGCCACACGGCAACAGAGCCAGCAGGGAGCAAATACTCGTAGTCGGCTGAATCAAGAAAATGCAAAGAGTTGTCGGGGGCTTTGTAATGCATGATTTACCTCAATTCCTTTGCGCCAGAAAAAGTGCCATTTGTTGAAAACATATAAGACATACCTGCTGGTACTATTGCAGTTGCTAAAAATTGCAATCCATTTGTAGAAGTACCTGTTCCAAAAGAGTCAAAAGCTACGCCACCTATGGTAAAAATACCATTTAAACTTGCCCCCCCATTAAATGCGTACACAAGAAAAATTGGCTTGCCTGTGGTGTTGTAGTACGTTGTTCCATTAGCTCTGGCCACACCTTGCCAAGTTTGACCAAAACCCAAGCTACTCAAAGCAGTTAAAGCTTGACCGCCAACGCCTTGAATTGTTGATGGTGCTGTGGCCCATGTTCCCGCTGTAGCTTGGGTGCTATCAATAAAACCAATCACACGATACGCAACGCTTGTCCTAACTGTTGCTGAATAAATTACGCTTGCACTATCAGCCGCACCAGCGCCGCCCTCGGCGGTTGTGGATATAAGGTTTGTCTCATCAAGCTGAGTTCCACCGCTAATATTTACCGCCGCTAATTCAATCGTTCCAGCATTATTGAGGGCAATTACCACAATCCGTGAAGCAACAGCGCTTACCGTTCCAAGTGTTGAGCCACTTGAAATAACTAAGTTGGCTGGCGTACCTGAGACAGTTGTGACAGTACCGCTACCCAATGTGGCTGAACGAAAATCCAAACTAAGCGCAGACGCTGAGATTGTCAACGCACTAGACGCAACAGAAGCAGAAATTGATTGGATTTGGTTTCCAGCCATTAACGTGCCTGTTGTCTGCGGCAACGTCAGCGTGAAGTCGCTATTTGTATTTGGTGCGGCAATGGTCAGCGTACCTGTGCCGCTTGCATTGCCTGAGACTTTTACTAAACTCATGCTGATGCTCCTTCCAATGCTGTGATTCGTGCTGTCAATGCTGTGATGATGGCTTGTTGTTCTTGGATGGCTGCGGTCAGGGTTGCTACCAAAAAGCTAGTATCTATGCCTTGAGAAATTATGTTCCCATTAGCGTCTACTGCATCTTTTTCACCGCTTACTGCTTGAGGGCAGACTTCAGCTAATTCATGGGCAATGAAACCTTCTGCATCAGAATTGTCTTCGTTCCACTTGTAAGTACAGGGTTTAAGCAAGGCTACTTTTGCTAGTGCGCCTGTCATTGGGGAAATACTATTTTTTAAGCGGTAGTCAGATGAAGTTACAAATTGCGTTGCCGCCGAATCTATTTGAATGCGCCCAACATTTGTTCCAGATGCATTACTGAATGCAAGTCCATAATTTCCATTGGTTGAAACTTGTACAACAATTCCAGTTGCACCCGCCGCAGCCAAAACATTTACCCGCCCCCCCGAAACACTGGTAGTTCCCACCAGCAAGTTACCGCTGGAGTCGATACGCATACGTTCTGTGTTGTTGGTTATAAACGCAAAATTGTTGTTTGTGATTGTTCCAACATTTAAGCTGTTTGCCCCACCATAAGATGTGTCAGAGCCGCCGTTGTGCCTAAAAATAGACGCTTCGCCGCCAGCGTTGTAAACAATTATTCCGCTTGCATACGATGCGTTGTTGTTTCTTAAAAACAGTTGAGCGGTAGTGGTGTCGTTTACTGTGACATCTAACTTCCTCTGCGGCGAAGTAGTCCCAATCCCCACATTACCGCTGGAGTCGATACGCATATCCTCAGTACCAGCCGTTGTAAAAGCAATGGTGTCTGCGGCGGGGAAGAACATACCTGTATTGGTATCTGCTCCTTGAAGAGCAGGAGTACCAGCAGAGCCATCAACTCCAGCTATACCTGTAGTTCCATTGATTGTGATTGCCATGATTTATCCTTAAAGAACAACCCAGTTGCTACCACTGGGAACTGTGACTGTGATGCCTGAGTTGATGGTGATCGGCCCTGTACTCATAGCGTTTTTGTTTGTCGAAATGGTGTAGTTGGTCGTGACTGTCTGACCGTTCTCAATGAAGATGTCATCACTGCCACCGCCAGTTGCACCGCCACCAACAGAAGACCATGCTGTGCCGTTGTAGCCTTCAAACTTTGCAAGGGTGCTGTTGAATCTCAAGTAGCCAGCACTAGGTGATCCATCTCTCTGACCAGTAGTACCCGCTGGCATATAAGCAGATCCAGTGGATGAAGACTGAGCTACAAACCCAGCACCTGATACATACGCAGCCACCCAAGCAGAGCCTGTGTACAGGCGCATCTCAGGCACTGTTGTGTTGTAGTACAAAGCGCCAGCAAGCAAAGCGTTGCCATCATTGTCTAAAGCTGGGTTGCTTGATTTGGCTCCAAGGTAGCGATCATCAAAGTTGTCATATGCCGCTAAGGCAGAATCTCTAGCTGCCTCTGCGGCTGTCTGTGCTGATGCCGCACTACTGGCTGATGCTGACGCATTGCTGGCAGACGTACTGGCAGCAGACGCAGAGCTTGCCGCATTGGTAGCCGATGTGCTGGCATTGCTGGCTTGCGTTGTCGCAGTGCTTGCAGATGCCGCAGCATTGGTGGCTGAAGTAGACGCATTGCTTGCGCTGGTTGACGCATTGCTGGCAGAGGTCGATGCGTTGCTGGCCTGAGTAGTTGCTGTGCTTGCCGAACTGGTAGCACTTGATGCAGAGCTTGATGCAGAGCTTGCGCTGGATGCCGCTGCGGTTGCGCTGTTGGCGGCGTTGGTTGCATAGGTCACAGCGTTGGAAATATCAGAAGCACTGATACCAATTGATGGGTTGCCATCAGCATCAAAAGCCAATGTCTTATTTGCACGATCTGCCTTGCGTGGCAAGATCATGTTGATTGATGTTGGATCAGTCTGTGGAGCTTGTAATGCCCTGTTCAAACCTTCTGCATTCTGCTGTGCAAAAATGGTCTGTTGATCCATCTCATCATTGACAGTGTT